ATACCTTTGATGCTAGCCTGTAAAGCCAATCTCAAATTAGCCTTTAGGTTTGCTAAAATTTGTGCGTTAGTTAAACCAGTGTTGAGATACTGGTCTTTTAATCTTGCAGCATAATCGGTAAGAGATTCATCGTTCGGAAAGAATTTATTAACCCAATCTAAGGTTTGCTGCACCTGAACTGCACTCACCGTATAATCAGCCATTTGTTGTAAGACTGGGTGTGGTAATCCACCTATCCTGTTTTCCAGCGCAACGGCAACCCTGCCTTGTAAGTTTGTGAGTCTACCCTCTAGTGTCTGAGCATACTTTTCTCTAGCCTTTATTTCTTCGCTGATAGCCTCACGCTCCTTAGCCCGCCTTTCGGATAATCCGGTCATACCACCAACGGCACCAGCAAGGGCAGTCCTGCTGTCACCTACTGCAGCACCAATAGCTGCTGGCAATAAAGCTACGACAAGGTCAGCAAGGTCAGGAGCACCGGGCTTTTGTTTGGCTAGCTCAACCGCTCCAGCTCGTTCTTGTTGTATTTGACCAGCTAGTTGATTGATTAAATTTTGTACGCCACTAGCATCAGACAAACCATCAGTACCCGCACCACCAGTGCGTCTTAGAATATCTTCAGTTGCTGCTTCTAATTCATTTTTTAACGCAGACCTAAAAGCCTCTCGGTTGGCAAGCGCAGTCTCAGACTCCTCTTCATTAGGCTCATCCATGCCCTCTTCAGCAGGAGCCTCTTCAGTAGGAGCCTCTTCAGTAGGAGCCTCTTCAGTAGGAGCCTCTTCAGTAGGAGCCTCTTCAGTAGCAGCTTCTACTTCTTCTTTCTTCTTTTCGTCTTCGTCTTCTTTAGCCATAGCTCGTTACCGCATTAGTAGCCCATATCCAAAGGAGCGCCAAATCCACCACCAGACATTCCCATCAGCTGCCCATAGGCATTCTGGTAAGCATTCGCCTGAGCAATCTGCCCTTGTCTAATAGCTTCCATCTGCTCACGCTCCAAACGTCTCTGACGCTGCTGCTCCATAAGCTGACCAGCCAACCCAGCACCACCAAAGAAGAGCGCTTGCTGTCCAGATAGGAGGTTTGCCTGTTGTCCGATGTTGAACTGCTGTCTTGCCAGCTCATCCTGCTCTGCCGTTCTAAGAAGGTTCTGGAATGCTTGTCTACGCTGGTCTTGTACCGCTATGTTCTTGAGCATGATGTCCTGCTCCATCCCAGCAGCCTGCTGCGCTCTTTGTCTCATCAAATCCCCGAACTGAGCTGTAGCAGCTGCACCCTGTACTCCAGAACGCGCCTGAAGGTTCGCTAGCGCCCTCTGTCCGCCCATGAACTGACGATTAAGCTCCTCATACCCTCTAGCCCTTAAAGCCTCATTCTCGGCTGCTGTCAGCCCTCCTAGCCCACCTTTAGACATTGCTAGGGTTTCCTGCATCTCAGCGCTACGAGACGGGTCTACCGTCCCCAGAACGCTAATATCAGGTAGGAACCTATCCACCATCTCCTGACCGAGACCAAACATCTTGTCCATGCGCTTGCTGATACGAGGACCAAAGGTCAGTGGCTTTTCCCCTGCAGGAGCTTCTCCAGCTGCAGGAGCTGGTGCTTCAGGGGCTGGGGCTGCAGGCGCATTTTGGAATTGTAGCGCAGGAGCATTAGCTGGATTGGCAGGTAACCCAGCTGCAGTACGCAATGAGTATCGCAATCCACGAGCAGCTTCCCTACCGCCAGACTCTCGTAAGGCTCTTATCTGTGCTCTTTGCTCAGGGTTTAGTCGATTAGGATTAGCTGCAGGTGCAGGAGCTGCTGGCGCAGATGGAGTCTCCTGAATAAACGGCGAAAGACCTTGTGACTGCGCGTCACGAGTGCCCATTTGAAAAAACATTCCATTCGCATCTGGAGTGTTTCTAGCTTCTCTAATCCTCGCCAACTCTTCAGGGGTTTGCTGAACAACCTGCTTAACTCCCGAAGGAACATTAGCAGGATTGGTTGGTAAGCCTGCCTGTGTTCTCATCTGGAAACGCAAAGCCTTCGCAGCATCTTTACCTTCAGCTGCTCGAAGTGCTCTTATCTGTGCTCTCTGTTCTTCACTTAACTGTACCATACCTATCCTTACTTTATATACCTCAGTACAACGTGCGCCTCACTGTAAATACTGTAATCAAAGCCCACGTACTGAATCCTCAATCCTCCACCATTTGGATAAAACGTTGGTTGAATATAGTTTCCAGCCATATCATCCACGTACGGTATGGGCAGATGAACATATCCATCATTGCGATATGCCATACCCGTCATACTCAACATTCTACCTACACTCGTAGGAACTGAATAGTATTTAATTACTTGTGCTGTCGAAGCATCCGGTAAGGTGCCAAGGCTTAGCACCTGCCGAAAAATAGGAGCACCCGTTATCCAAGTCTCTCCCGTTTCTTTCTCCTGACCCTGCTTATACGTAGCCTCAGATATAGACTTGTTCTGCAAGCCTCGAAGTACGTTAGGTACACGCTGTTCGTTACCTACTGTATTAGCCGTACGACCTGTCTTTAACCGCCTCACCTATTCCTCCCTGCTTTTATTCTAGGAAGATATGGATTGCGAACTTCATACTCGTAGCCTGTAAGGACAGGTTTTTGCTGAGCTGTGTTGTTGTAAAACTCAAGGCTAATTGAACTGGCTCTTCCGTTCTTGAATTTCAATCTTTTTTCTTTATCAGCAGCCGTGCTGAACGTACGACTCGCCTGTGTGTACACAGTGTTTTCGTTGTAGTTGCGATACTCTTTAACAGTCAAATCAAATGCCGTCAGAAAGTCCTCATTGTTAAATTGATATAACTTAAGAAACACGGGAACAAAGTAGTCACTTGGATTATCCAGAGAATCCCATGTCATCCGAAGTCGCATTTCTATTGGCTGTGTTTCGTCAAGGAAATCAATAGAGGTACCATCATTCCGTTGCCGATATAACTTACCCCACATCATTGCATAGGTAGATTCATTATATCGCCGAGCTGCCCAATATAACTCATCTCGATGAACCGTAACACCACCAGCCATGTTTAGGTCAGGTGACATTTGCCATTTTGTCCAAGCTTGTTGCTTTAGATGAAGCACAAAAACACGACTATTCTCATTAGGCTCACGACTGCCTTCGAAACCAACCACCCCAGATTCACATGGAATAAAACAAACGTATTGTTGTGTCTCTGGAAAATATGTAGCTGTAGCTCTTCTTAATACAAACTTGTCTTGATTTTCCGTTGCAATAGCTTGTCCAACACTTTGCGTGTATTCATTACCTAAGAAGTCATCAACAAACACATCATTAAAATCGGTAATTAGTTGTCCTCCAGCAATAGCCTTGAAACCCGTATTAGAAGGAAACAACAACGTGTTGTTAACTTTTGCAATTGCAGCGTGTGCCGAACAACCATACTGACCTTTGGAAACTTCCAAGACCTGAAAACTGAGACTGTCCAAATCACCAACCACGTTGAAATAATGATTGTCTTTAAATACAGCCAACATGTCGTCATTATCCGAAGCATGCGCGGTAACAGCACCGCTGCTTTGTGACCCTACGACTTGAAAGGAAGATGTCGAAGCTGGGCTTGATTCCTGTATTAGTTGGTCTTCAAAATAGATTGTTTCTGGGTCGTCGGGATTTCCACTGGCTATGATTAATCCTTGATGCGTCGAGAGCGTTGAAATTTTTGGAAACAAGGAAGGTCGTCTGTCAGGCTCAATTAGCGGCTCGCCAAGGTCGGAATCTGCCGTTCCGTCAAAAAATGCATACGTCTCTCCTGGGATTCTAATAGCTGGCAAGTCGCAACAAAAATAAAACAAGCTACCGTCTGCAACGGTTCGCCATACTCTGATTCGGATTTGCGATAAACAAGCATGATGTTTATACGTGAGAAGGCTTCCGCCAGCTGGCATATATCTAATTGGCTCGTCCAAATAATAAGTTGTGCCAAGAGGAGTAGCGTCCGTATCTGCAATAATTCGCGTAGTAAAATTACCAGTAAACGGAGCGATTCCAGCATTAAACAAAGCCACTTCGGTTCCCGGCAGTACGTTTCCTATTAAAATACCACCATCTGTCCCTGGGATTTCGTCAGTAATAATAGTAACCCAACCTCCAATATCGCTTTGAGGCAAGACTCCACGCCAAGCAAAAGGCGCTCTGTGTGCTCGCGGATTGTTCCACGTAAAAACTGCATTCAGTTGTGTGGCACTAGTCTGCATGGCAATTTCGTCAGACAACGGTCCTTCTATAAAATTACCACGATAATCTCTGTAACAATATTGGAACTTAAACTTATAAGTACTTATAAGTTTAAGTTCCAATATTGTTACAGAGATTATCGTGGTAATTTTATAGAAGGACCGTTGTCTGACGAAATTGCCATGCAGACTAGTGCCACACAACTGAATGCAGTTTTTACGTGGAACAATCCGCGAGCACACAGAGCGCCTTTTGCTTGGCGTGGAGTCTTGCCTCAAAGCGATATTGGAGGTTGGGTTACTATTATTACTGACGAAATCCCAGGGACAGATGGTGGTATTTTAATAGGAAACGTACTGCCGGGAACCGAAGTGGCTTTGTTTAATGCTGGAATCGCTCCGTTTACTGGTAATTTTACTACGCGAATTATTGCAGATACGGACGCTACTCCTCTTGGCACAACTTATTATTTGGACGAGCCAATTAGATATATGCCAGCTGGCGGAAGCCTTCTCACGTATAAACATCATGCTTGTTTATCGCAAATCCGAATCAGAGTATGGCGAACCGTTGCAGACGGTAGCTTGTTTTATTTTTGTTGCGACTTGCCAGCTATTAGAATCCCAGGAGAGACGTATGCATTTTTTGACGGAACGGCAGATTCCGACCTTGGCGAGCCGCTAATTGAGCCTGACAGACGACCTTCCTTGTTTCCAAAAATTTCAACGCTCTCGACGCATCAAGGATTAATCATAGCCAGTGGAAATCCCGACGACCCAGAAACAATCTATTTTGAAGACCAACTAATACAGGAATCAAGCCCAGCTTCGACATCTTCCTTTCAAGTCGTAGGGTCACAAAGCAGCGGTGCTGTTACCGCGCATGCTTCGGATAATGACGACATGTTGGCTGTATTTAAAGACAATCATTATTTCAACGTGGTTGGTGATTTGGACAGTCTCAGTTTTCAGGTCTTGGAAGTTTCCAAAGGTCAGTATGGTTGTTCGGCACACGCTGCAATTGCAAAAGTTAACAACACGTTGTTGTTTCCTTCTAATACGGGTTTCAAGGCTATTGCTGGAGGACAACTAATTACCGATTTTAATGATGTGTTTGTTGATGACTTCTTAGGTAATGAATACACGCAAAGTGTTGGACAAGCTATTGCAACGGAAAATCAAGACAAGTTTGTATTAAGAAGAGCTACAGCTACATATTTTCCAGAGACACAACAATACGTTTGTTTTATTCCATGTGAATCTGGGGTGGTTGGTTTCGAAGGCAGTCGTGAGCCTAATGAGAATAGTCGTGTTTTTGTGCTTCATCTAAAGCAACAAGCTTGGACAAAATGGCAAATGTCACCTGACCTAAACATGGCTGGTGGTGTTACGGTTCATCGAGATGAGTTATATTGGGCAGCTCGGCGATATAATGAATCTACCTATGCAATGATGTGGGGTAAGTTATATCGGCAACGGAATGATGGTACCTCTATTGATTTCCTTGACGAAACACAGCCAATAGAAATGCGACTTCGGATGACATGGGATTCTCTGGATAATCCAAGTGACTACTTTGTTCCCGTGTTTCTTAAGTTATATCAATTTAACAATGAGGACTTTCTGACGGCATTTGATTTGACTGTTAAAGAGTATCGCAACTACAACGAAAACACTGTGTACACACAGGCGAGTCGTACGTTCAGCACGGCTGCTGATAAAGAAAAAAGATTGAAATTCAAGAACGGAAGAGCCAGTTCAATTAGCCTTGAGTTTTACAACAACACAGCTCAGCAAAAACCTGTCCTTACAGGCTACGAGTATGAAGTTCGCAATCCATATCTTCCTAGAATAAAAGCAGGGAGGAATAGGTGAGGCGGTTAAAGACAGGTCGTACGGCTAATACAGTAGGTAACGAACAGCGTGTACCTAACGTACTTCGAGGCTTGCAGAACAAGTCTATATCTGAGGCTACGTATAAGCAGGGTCAGGAGAAAGAAACGGGAGAGACTTGGATAACGGGTGCTCCTATTTTTCGGCAGGTGCTAAGCCTTGGCACCTTACCGGATGCTTCGACAGCACAAGTAATTAAATACTATTCAGTTCCTACGAGTGTAGGTAGAATGTTGAGTATGACGGGTATGGCATATCGCAATGATGGATATGTTCATCTGCCCATACCGTACGTGGATGATATGGCTGGAAACTATATTCAACCAACGTTTTATCCAAATGGTGGAGGATTGAGGATTCAGTACGTGGGCTTTGATTACAGTATTTACAGTGAGGCGCACGTTGTACTGAGGTATATAAAGTAAGGATAGGTATGGTACAGTTAAGTGAAGAACAGAGAGCACAGATAAGAGCACTTCGAGCAGCTGAAGGTAAAGATGCTGCGAAGGCTTTGCGTTTCCAGATGAGAACACAGGCAGGCTTACCAACCAATCCTGCTAATGTTCCTTCGGGAGTTAAGCAGGTTGTTCAGCAAACCCCTGAAGAGTTGGCGAGGATTAGAGAAGCTAGAAACACTCCAGATGCGAATGGAATGTTTTTTCAAATGGGCACTCGTGACGCGCAGTCACAAGGTCTTTCGCCGTTTATTCAGGAGACTCCATCTGCGCCAGCAGCTCCTGCACCTGCAGCTAATCCTAATCGACTAAACCCTGAGCAAAGAGCACAGATAAGAGCCTTACGAGAGTCTGGCGGTAGGGAAGCTGCTCGTGGATTGCGATACTCATTGCGTACTGCAGCTGGGTTACCTGCCAATCCAGCTAATGCTCCTGCGCTACAATTCCAAAATGCGCCTGCAGCCCCAGCCCCTGAAGCACCAGCTCCTGCAGCTGGAGAAGCTCCTGCAGGGGAAAAGCCACTGACCTTTGGTCCTCGTATCAGCAAGCGCATGGACAAGATGTTTGGTCTCGGTCAGGAGATGGTGGATAGGTTCCTACCTGATATTAGCGTTCTGGGGACGGTAGACCCGTCTCGTAGCGCTGAGATGCAGGAAACCCTAGCAATGTCTAAAGGTGGGCTAGGAGGGCTGACAGCAGCCGAGAATGAGGCTTTAAGGGCTAGAGGGTATGAGGAGCTTAATCGTCAGTTCATGGGCGGACAGAGGGCGCTAGCGAACCTTCAGGCGCGTTCTGGAGTACAGGGTGCAGCTGCTACAGCTCAGTTCGGGGATTTGATGAGACAAAGAGCGCAGCAGGCTGCTGGGATGGAGCAGGACATCATGCTCAAGAACATAGCGGTACAAGACCAGCGTAGACAAGCATTCCAGAACCTTCTTAGAACGGCAGAGCAGGATGAGCTGGCAAGACAGCAGTTCAACATCGGACAACAGGCAAACCTCCTATCTGGACAGCAAGCGCTCTTCTTTGGTGGTGCTGGGTTGGCTGGTCAGCTTATGGAGCAGCAGCGTCAGAGACGTTTGGAGCGTGAGCAGATGGAAGCTATTAGACAAGGGCAGATTGCTCAGGCGAATGCTTACCAGAATGCCTATGGGCAGCTGATGGGAATGTCTGGTGGTGGATTTGGCGCTCCTTTGGATATGGGCTACTAATGCGGTAACGAGCTATGGCTAAAGAAGACGAAGACGAAAAGAAGAAAGAAGAAGTAGAAGCTGCTACTGAAGAGGCTCCTACTGAAGAGGCTCCTACTGAAGAGGCTCCTACTGAAGAGGCTCCTACTGAAGAGGCTCCTGCTGAAGAGGGCATGGATGAGCCTAATGAAGAGGAGTCTGAGACTGCGCTTGCCAACCGAGAGGCTTTTAGGTCTGCGTTAAAAAATGAATTAGAAGCAGCAACTGAAGATATTCTAAGACGCACTGGTGGTGCGGGTACTGATGGTTTGTCTGATGCTAGTGGCGTACAAAATTTAATCAATCAACTAGCTGGTCAAATACAACAAGAACGAGCTGGAGCGGTTGAGCTAGCCAAACAAAAGCCCGGTGCTCCTGACCTTGCTGACCTTGTCGTAGCTTTATTGCCAGCAGCTATTGGTGCTGCAGTAGGTGACAGCAGGACTGCCCTTGCTGGTGCCGTTGGTGGTATGACCGGATTATCCGAAAGGCGGGCTAAGGAGCGTGAGGCTATCAGCGAAGAAATAAAGGCTAGAGAAAAGTATGCTCAGACACTAGAGGGTAGACTCACAAACTTACAAGGCAGGGTTGCCGTTGCGCTGGAAAACAGGATAGGTGGATTACCACACCCAGTCTTACAACAAATGGCTGATTATACGGTGAGTGCAGTTCAGGTGCAGCAAACCTTAGATTGGGTTAATAAATTCTTTCCGAACGATGAATCTCTTACCGATTATGCTGCAAGATTAAAAGACCAGTATCTCAACACTGGTTTAACTAACGCACAAATTTTAGCAAACCTAAAGGCTAATTTGAGATTGGCTTTACAGGCTAGCATCAAAGGTAT